ATATCAACGACCTTAGCAGGAACAGCGACTATTGACATTGAAGCCTACATCGGTGGTATTTGGTTTGTTATCCACAGCCAAGATGTAAGTGCTCAAGGCTCGTTTATGATTCGTGATGACCACGGACACTACGAAAAGATCAGAGCTAGTATTAGTGCTTACACCAGTGGTACGCACAGCGTCATTGCTACAGGTAGTGTTGACTCTCTTTAATGCTAAACGTATATCCATCTGAGCAGATCAAGCCGAGTCGCTTGTTAGGTTTACCTAATGGGTTTGTTCGTCCTGCGTTTGAGAAGTTGTATGGTTTTGATGTACCAGCAGATCAGACACTACGAGGACAACCAGGACTGTTTGATGACATCATAGCCACAGCACCTTTAGTTGGTACGGTTCGATACGCTAACGACATCGATGCTGTTATGGTTTACTCTGACCCCGACTGGCAGGTATACTACAGCACTCACCTCTACAATTACTTACGCACTAATTGGGAAACCTTCAGCGCCCGCTCATGGGACAACATGACTTAAATTAACACTTAAAACTTATATATAAAATGGCAGACTTAACAGGAACAACACCCGCAGATACTTATAAATCTTTATTACAAATAGGCGACGCTACAAACGGAGTAGACGCTACCGCTAAATACATAGAGGACGGAGAAGGTACAGACTCAGCACTTGCTATCAGCACGGACAAGGTAGGAATTGGTACGGATAGTCCTGATGCTTTACTTCACATAGTTAAAAGCAACGATAGCTCTGTTGGTATTAATATAGATAACGGCAATGCTGGTACAACTGCTCACGCAAGACTTGCTTTAAAAAACAATTCTGATGATACATTTTATCTATTAAACAACGGTTCAGGTAGAACTTTAACAAGATATGGTATCACTGTAGCTGATTATTCTGAAATTTTAGCTCAAGAGAGTATCAATGGTTTGCTTATCGGAACAGGTCTAACAAATACCCCGATTATTTTTGGCAATAATAACACTGAAAGAATGCGTATCGACTCCGACGGCAACGTAGGTATTGGTACGGATAGTCCTGACGAGGAGTTGCACATCGAAGGTGCTGATGCCCCTTATATTAAAGTAGAGGCTAGTGATAATACAGACTCAGGAATGGTTCTAGCAAAACAAAGCGTTAACAAATGGTTTATACTGAATGATGCAGATCAATCTGATAATTTTTCAATCAGAGGGGATGGTGGAGGAACAGACGAGTTTTTAACGATAAAACAAGACGGCAACGTAACACCCGGTACTGATGACGCACAGGATTTCGGTTCTGCATCTAAACGTTGGGATGACATCTACGCAACAAACACAACTATTCAGACATCAGATCGTGAACTTAAACAGGACATCGAAGAGCTTACTGAAGCTGAAGAAAGAGTAGCTGTCGCTTGTAAAGGATTGCTCCGCAAGTATCGCTGGAAAAGTTCAGTCGAAGAAAAAGGTGACGACGCTCGTATACACTTTGGTATTATGGCACAGGACTTAGAAGCTGCTTTTGCTGCTGAAGGTTTAGATGCTGGACGCTACGGTATGTTTATTAAGAATACATGGTGGGAAGCTGATCGAGTAATCCCTGCTGTTGAAGCGGTAGAAGCGGTAGAAGCAGTTTACGACGAAGAAGGTAATGAAGTGTCACCAGCGGTTGAAGCAGTAGAAGCACAGCCTGAAAGAACTGAGCGTGATATATTTGATAACATAGAGGACGCTCCTGAAGGTGCTACTGAAGTTACTCAAAGAGGTGTGCGTTACGCTGAGCTACTTGCTTTCATTATAGCAGCTATCTAAGATATGCAAGAAACAGCACAGGGTCTATATCACTCGTTAGAGAATCAGCGGTGGTCGTTCTTAGATAGAGGACGTACCTCTTCTGAGTTGACCCTGCCGTATGTTCTACCACCTGACGGTCACAACTACGCTACTAAATACTACACACCTTATCAAGGCATAGGAGCTAGAGGTGTATTGAACCTAGCGTCTAAGTTACTGCTTGCACTACTGCCACCTAACGCTCCGTTCTTCCGCTTGGTTATTGACCGCTATGAGTTAGACAAAGCAAAGCAGGAGCTAGGGCCAGAGGGAGCAGAGCAGTTACGCAGTGACCTAGAGAAAGCGTTGGCTGATGTAGAGCGTAGCGTGTCACAAGAAGTTGAAGTACAGAACTTTAGGAACGGTATATTCCAAGCACTAAAGAACTTACTTATCAGTGGTAACAGTCTGCTGTACTTACCTGATGAGGGTGGTATGCGTGTGTTCCGTCTTGATCGTTATGTCGTGAAGAGAGACCCAATGGGTAACGTTACACACATAGCTATTAAAGAAACGGTAGCACCTATGATGTTACCTGAGTCTGTAAGAGAAGAAGTATATCGTCAGGAGAAGGAGAACACTTGCGACCTCTACACCTCTGTTGTTAGAGAAGGAGATAAGTTTAAAGTACAGCAAGATGTTAAAGGTCTTGTTATTGAAGAAAGCATAGGAGAGTATCCGATTGAGAAATCACCTTGGCTACCGCTACGCTATACACAGATCGACGGAGAAGATTACGGTAGAGGTTTTGTTGAGGAGTACATAGGTGACATCAAGTCTCTTGAAGCTTTAACAAAAGCAATTGTAGAAGGTAGTGCAGCAGCAGCTAAGGTGTTGTTCATGGTTAATCCTAACGGTACTACTCGCTCCCGTACATTAGCAGAAGCACCTAACGGAGCTATCGTGCAAGGCAGTGAAGGAGATGTATCGGTACTCCAGCTTAATAAGTTCAACGACTTCCGTACTGCTCAAACAACAATGCAAGGTATAACAGATAGACTGAGCCAAGCATTCCTGTTGACGAGCGGTGTAGTAAGAGATGCAGAGCGTGTAACAGCTGAAGAGATACGGATGCTAGGACAGGAGTTAGAAGCTGCACTTGGTGGTCTTTACTCTTTGTTATCACAGGAGCTACAACTGCCTATCGTTAGTCGCTTGATGGATAAGATGTCCAAAGAGAAGAGACTGCCTAAGCTACCTAAAGATATTGTTAAGCCTACCATTGTTACAGGAGTAGAAGCTTTAGGTAGAGGTAACGATTTACAACGACTAGACTTATTCCTTGCAGGAGCTAACCAAGTAGTAGGGCCACAAGCAGTGACTCAGTACTTAAATGTTAATGACTATTTTAAACGTCGTGCTACAGCTCTAGGTATTGAAACCGAAGGCTTGATCAAGACGGAAGAAGAAATTCAACAAGCTATGCAACAAGCTCAGATGATGGAGATGGCACAGAAACTCGGAGCACCCGCAGTCGCCCCTGCCGTCAACGCAGCACAAGAGCAGTACATGGCACAACAACAAGAACAACAACCACAGGAATAAAAAGAGATGGCAGAATTACACCGAGTAGAGATTAATGAGAAAGTACAAAGCGAAATTGAACCCGATGACGCAGCAGAAGCTGTGGGAACAATATCGGAAGAACCAGCTGGAGAGGAGCAACCAGTTGAAAGACCTGAGTGGCTACCTGAAAAGTTTAAGAGTCCTGAAGATATGGCACAGGCTTACAGCGAGCTTGAGAAAAAGATGGGACAAGGTACTAACGAAGAGCAACCAACAGAAACTACAGAGGATAATGAAGGAGATGTACAGGATGACAAGCCTGACGATAACGAGAACGCTGACTATAATGCTGCTGTTGTTGATGCTTCTAAAGAGTTCTTTGAAAACGATGGTCAGCTATCTGAGGAGACATATGAGAAGCTTGCTAAAGCAGGACTCCCGAAGGAGTTAGTCGATAGCTATGCAGCTGGTCAACAAGCTCTGTTACAATCTGAAGAAGGAGAAATAAAGAGTGTAGCCAACGGACAGTTTGACGCTATGGCTGAGTGGGCTAACGACAACTTAGGACAGGAGGAGATCGATGCTTTTGATGATATTGTTACTACGGGAACTAAAGAACAAGCTAAGTTCGCAGTTAAATCTCTTTATGATAGATATACACAGGCTAATGGTTCCTCACCTCGATTGGTGCAAGGAGCTGTTACTGGTGGTTCTACTATGCCTTTTAAGTCAATGCAAGAACTAGCTCGTGCTCAGTCTGATCCTCGATACAAGTCAGGAGACAAAGCATATCACGAAGAGATTGACAGAAGACTTTCTGTGAGTAGACTGTAAGTTAATTGACGGTCTTGGGCTTTTAGATTTTTCCCCTGTGCTTATCATAACAAATGTGTGTGTATTGGTTTGCGTAGGTTTTTTTCGCTAGAGGCTCCAAGGCCGTCCTTTTCTTTTTAGTTTGCTGACCTTCTACCTTCATCGTTATGTTTAAAGACATGGCAACAGAATTAGGAGAAAACGTGCAGGTCAAAGCCAACCTTGCATTTGTAGCGAAAGTAATAGCTATTGTAGGCACAGGTGTGTGGGGGTATAGCGTGTTATGGAATAAGCTTAATGCTTTAGATTTAGAAATACTAAGGCTTAAACATGATGTAGAGCTTAACGCTGAGTTCCGTGTGAAGTGGCCTAGAGGTGAGTTAGGAGCGTTACCTGATGACGCACAGCAAAACATGAGACTGATGTTCGTAGAGAAACAACTCAGTAAACATGAAGAACTGTTAGACACAATGCGATACGGAGCACAGTGAGATGGGTGAGTTACTTATGTTGTTTATCACGGGCGGTGGTAGCACTGCTATGGGGGCTATTCTTAAAGGTGTGTTCGGTTATATCTTTGAAAGCAAGCAACAAAAGCACGATCTTGAGATGGCGAGAGAGGCTCGTAACAATGATAATTTCCTTAGACTACAAGCTGAAATCAATAAAGGAGGTAATGGGGAATTTGTTTCTTTTACTCGTCGTGTGCTTGCTGTTATCGGGGTGTCTACGCTCTGTGCGTGTATCATCCTTTGCACCCTCTTCCCCACAGCAGAGATCGTCACCATCACAAATGCAGACGGAGAAGGAATCAACGAAGTCTTCTTTGGACTCATCAGTTGGCCGGCAGCTCAGGAGCCGCTCACTATATCTTCTGGACACATCAGCCTTATGGGATGCACAGTAATACTCCCTTGTATCTTAGGCTTTTATTTCGGGCCAAGCGGTCGAAGAGGTTGACAGTCAAGCACTTTTTGTTTTAACTAATAGTAATAATTTTACAGACAACTAGCGACGATTAGTTCCTCGACCTACTGCGGTAGACAATCCTGTGTTAACGAAAGAAGTGAAAGTCACCCAAACAAATACATTAACAAATAACTTAAACATAGGAGATTATATATTATGGCAGGAGAAGGTATAACAGATCCCAGTCGTGTAGGTCTTAGAGGTGCTGGAGCAGGATTAACTGCAGGTACCGATAACAACGAGTTGTTCCTCAAAAAGTTCAGCGGAGAAATTCTGCAAAGCTTTGAAGAGTCTAACATCTTTAAACCACTACACACTATTCGTACAATTGAGTCAGGTAAATCCGCTCAGTTCCCAGTAACAGGTATTGCTTCGGCTAACTACCACACACCCGGTGAGAACATCGCTGAGGAAGGTGGAGCAACAAGCAAGTACCTTAGTGACATCAAGAAAACAGAACGTGTTATCACTATTGATGATATGTTAGTAGCTTCTACTTTCTTGGCTAACATCGACGACATGAAGAACCACTACGACATCCGCAGCGTTTACGCTAACGAGTTGGGTAAGGCTCTTGCAAAACGTTTCGATGAAGCTCTTGCTAAAGTATTCATTGCTGCTGCTCGTTCCGACGCTAACTTGTCTGGTCGCCCAGCTGGTGGTATTCTTGACGTTTCCGCTAACGTAATGGGAGACGGTTCTGACTCAGGAGATGACGTCGACAACACAGACCCAACAGGTGCTGAGTTAGTTGCTGCTCTTTTCACAGCTGCTCAAAAGCTTGACGAGAATGACGTTCCTAGCGACGGTCGTTTCTGCGTATTGCGTCCACAAGAGTACTACAAGTTAATCACTGGAGGTGCTGGTGCGTTGGCTATCTCTACTTCCGCTGTCAATAAAGACGTCGGAGGTGTAGGAAGCATCGCTTCTGGATCGATTCCACAAGTTGCTGGTATTACTATCTACAAATCCAACCACATCCCTTCCACTAATTTATCAGCTGTTGCTACTGGAGACGGTGCTGCTGCTAATGATGTATTCGGAACAGGTGGACTTGGATACAACGGTGACTTCACCAATACACTCGGTGTTGTTTCTCACAGTGCTGCTGTTGGAACCGTTAAACTGCTTGATCTCGCTACCGAATCCGAGTATCAGATCGAGCGTCAAGGTACGCTATTTGTAGCTAAGTACGCTATGGGTCACGGAATCCTCCGTCCTGAGTGTGCTATCGAGCTTCAGAAGTAACCACTCTCTCTCGGTGCTGGGGAGGTCTGCGATTCGTTCCGCTCCCCTCTACCGAGAACTCTTTCTTTTCTATTTAAAGCTATGGCACTGACTACTAAATTAAACGCTGTTAATACAATGATCTCCATTATAGGAGAAGCTCCAGTAAATACATTAGGAGGTACAAGCGTACCAGTAACAGTTGTCCAAGCAGAAACCGTATTAGACGAAACAAACAGAGCGATCCAATCAGAAGGGTGGCACTTTAATACGGAGCACGAATATGTGTTAACTCCTGATGCAGGTACTAGTAAGATCAACCTGCCGAGTAACACACTAAGGGTAGACTTAGACCCACAAATTTATACAGACTCAGACCCTGTGCAGCGTGGACTTACATTGTATGACCGCAAGAATCACACGGATGTCTGGTCTAAGGAGGTTAAAGCCTCCATTACTTTCGAGTTGGACTTCACAGATTTACCTGAGCAGTTCCGACATTACATCACCGTTAAAGCAGCTCGTATCTTTGCTAACCGCTTCTTAGGCAGCAGGGAGATAGAAGGCTTTGCGTTGAGGGATGAGATAGAAGCTAAAGCTAGAGCAGTAGACAGTGATGCTGAAGCTTCTGACAGAACTATATTTGATAACTACAGCGTACTCCGAGTGCTTGACAGATAGACTATGCCGTTACTCGTAACAAGTGTACCGAACCTTGTCCAAGGCATATCGCAACAGCCCGACAACTTAAGGTATCCCGGTCAAAGTGATGAGCAGATAAATGCTTGGTCTACTGTTGTTGAGGGTTTAGTGAAGCGACCTAACACTGAGTATGTAAAGAATGTAGATGCGACAGCACCCGGTGATAACTTGTTTACACACTTTGTTAAGAGAGAGGAGACTAACAAGTATGTA